ATGAAACGCGTTGCGATTACCGAGCGCCCGGACTGGCGCGAAAAAGCCACTGAATTTGGTTTTCAGTTCCACACCATGTACGGCGAGCCGTACTGGTGTGAAGACGCTTACTATCAGTTCACTCTGGCACAGATTGAAGAACTCGAAAACGCCACCGCAGAGCTGCATCAAATGTGCCTGCAAGTGGTAGAAAAAGTGGTCAACAGCGACGAGTTGATGACCAAGTTCTGTATTCCCAAGCATACTTGGGATTTCGTCCGCAGCGCTTGGCGTACCAATCAGCCTTCGCTGTATTCACGCCTCGATCTGGCTTATGACGGCATCAATCCGCCCAAGCTGTTAGAAAACAACGCCGACACGCCCACTTCGCTCTATGAAGCAGCCTTTTTCCAATGGCTGTGGCTGGAAGACCAGATCAACGCTGGCAAGCTGGATCCAGAGTCCGATCAGTACAACAGCCTGCAAGAAAAACTGATCGAGCGCTTTGGCGAGCTGCAAGCCCATCACGGCTTTAACCTGCTGCATCTGGCCTGCTGCCAAGATAGCGAAGAAGATCGCGGCACGGTGCAATATCTGCAGGATTGTGCGCTGGAAGCTGGGCTGCCGACCGAATTCCTGTTTATGGAAGAGATCGGCCTCGGCGAGAAAGGCCAGTTTACCGATCTGCAAAACCAGGTCATCGGTAACCTGTTCAAGCTCTATCCGTGGGAATTCATGCTGCGCGAAATGTTTTCCACCAAGCTGGAAGACGCTGGCGTGCGCTGGTTAGAACCAGCATGGAAAAGCATCATCTCCAACAAGGCACTGTTGCCATTGCTGTGGGAAATGTTCCCTAATCATCCAAACCTGTTACCGGCTTACTTTGCGCAAGACGATCATCCACCATTGGATCACTACGTCACCAAACCGCTGTTCTCACGCGAAGGGGCAAATATCCAGATCGTGCAAAACGGCCAGGAAGTCGCGCGCGTCGAAGGGCCATACGGCGAAGAAGGCATGATTGTGCAGCAATTCCATCCACTGCCACAGTTTGAAGGTAGCTATACGCTGATCGGTAGCTGGCTGGTTAACGATCAACCCTGCGGTATCGGCATACGGGAAGATCGCGAGTTGATCACCCAGGATCTGTCACGCTTCTACCCGCATATCATCCTTGGCTGATCGTGCGTTGCAATAAATTGATCAGACGTGAGATATTTAGAACGACAACGTGAGATAAATAACGAGTTAGAGCGAGTTGTAGTGAGTTCTGGTGAATCGAGATTGTAATTCCTTTGCACCAGTTGAAACAAAATCACCCCATTGAAACCACCCTTCTGAGTAAACTAGAATCAAGCCCGCAACGACAAAACTCTTTCAAAAGGATGGTTTCAATGACAACCCAAAACAATGAGCGCGATACACTAGACTACTCTGAAAACCCGAAAGGCGAAGATATTGTAGCCTCAAAAAGCGACGATACCAACGATAAAACAGATCCTCCGGCACCGCCAGCACCATTAAGTAATCGGTGAAATTACGTCTTTTTACTCGCTTTGATTCTTCGAATATCGACCCTGGCAATCTGCTCTACCGGAACGTAGGTTGCCAAGGCTCCCCATGATGAATCGACTACACCTTCGCACTCTTCCCAACTGTCGCCGCTTATCGGCAGGCGATGCGTAACGTAAAGCGTTATATCTCCCTTATTCCCCAATGTGAACGGCCCGTCAGGCCATGCTTCATAATTACCTGGCCGTCGTGATAACAACCCGGAACCATCCTTCAGGTACACATAAATCTCAGTAACTCTGAATTCCGTATGGCCGAACATGGCCTGCCATGCTGAACTCGTGCTGTCAGACCAGGAAATATCATGGTGGCGCAGGAATTTATACATCCACTTGCGGGCGTATTTGCGCCAGAATGCGCCTGAGCCAGCACCAAAGGCCAGTGCAGAGAACGTGGCCAGATACTGCTGAAAATGACCGACGTACAGGTGAAGCGTCAGGCTGTAGAACAGCGACGCCAGCAGCCCAAAAACCAGCGTGGAAAACGTGACGTCAATGGGCTTGTGATGCTCGTTCAGCCCCATGTTCGCAATAAAATAGCCTATGTAGCCACAAACCAGAGTGACCAGTGTCGCCCAGGGCAAATTCAACAGCGACGCATCAAACATGAGGATTTTCCTTTATAGAGAACTGTGTATGCTGTAAGAATAAAAAAAGCACGGTAAGGGGTCTACCGTGCTTTGAGTAATACAGAGATTTTTGAACGTGCTTTAAAAAGCGTTGTGGGTCGCTATTGGCGACGATTCACTTCTCGTCGTCCGGTTCGTCATCAAATAGCTTACCCTGCATGCGATCCAGTTCCTCTTTCTTCACCCGTTTCACAACGCTGTAAATCCACTGAACCGAAACATGAAACTGGCTGGCCAGTTCCTGGTGGTTGCGGCCATTAAACGCATTAAAGATTTCCCGATCACGGACACCCAGCTTCCAGATCATCCCCATCGGGAAGTAGACGTTTTGCCCGCCCCACACCTGCATCATTCTGTTTGCCACAGCTTCCCCTATCTGTTCTGCCAGCGCCGGGTCAATGTCAATAATCTCACGGATGATCTTGGCGGTATGCTGCGCCAGTTCAACCAGCAGTTCAGGGCCTTTGCTGCGAAACTGATTATCATCACTCATGATGGCTTCCTCACTGCGCGGTGTTGCCACTGTTTGAGTTTCTCAATGGCGCTGCTGGCCTGCTCTGGCTCAAGCCATTGCAGGCTATCAACACCGGTTTCACGCTTGATCCAACGAGCCAGGGCCTGCTCCGAACTGTCACGAACAATCCCCTGATCGGCCATCTCCAGCCACAAGGCCCGGATTTTCTTCGACTGAGGGCTATCATCCAGGGGGTGCTGTGCTCGCGCCTTCTTCGCAGGGCGAACCTTGAAGCCTTTCCCCTTTAGAGATTTAAGTACCTTGGTCAATTGAGGAACGTCCATGTCCCGTGTGGAAGTTTTCCCCGTGAGGGTAAGCAGCATCTGGCTGTAGGTGTCTTTATCCAGCTTGAGTTCGCTACTGGCGATGTGAATAAGCTGGATAAGTTTCGGCTTGGACATAATTCCCTCCTAGTCGATGCGTTTTAGGTAATCGACGAATAACGGCAGGGCCAATGGCCACAGCAAGAAAATGACCGACCAGGCCAGCGCCAACTTGATCCCCCGCCAGCGTCTGAAGCTTCCTGCCAGGCGATGCAATTCGGCAACAGACCAGCCGACATAGCAGAACCAAAAAATGCCGTTGAGGTAAATGACCGGTTCCATCATGCGGCACCGCCAATTTTTAGCTGTTCCTGACCATCCACTGGTTGGTGCAGTTGCACCTGGCGACCTTCCTGATAGCCTGCTCGCCTGGCCTCCACCGCGCCTCTGGCGTTACGAGCTTCGCGCCCGTTCAGTTCCTCTGTATGGGTGTACTTTTTCTCCAGCCAGCGTCGCGTCAGGTCTTCTTCCCGCGCTGTCATGGCCAGCTTTTCAATTTCGTTGAGAACGGCGATGATCCAGCCCTCGGCGAACTTGTCCCCTCTGCTGGTCTTGGTGGTGGTTTTGAGGCGTTTGTTCTGTGTTTTGATAAAGTTTTGACGGGCCTTTATCAACTGACGGCCCAGCACTTCAAAGGTATAGGACGCCAGAACAGCACGGTTTTGAGGGCCGTAAAAGCTGACGCGGGTACTGATGCCAGAAAGCAACAAGGACTGAACAGCAAAGGCATCCCGGATGATGGCAAGCAGGCCCAGCATATAGGCAGGGGGGCGTGAGCCGCCCACAGGCCAGTAGTCGCTGATGCTTTCGCTGATATCACTCAACTCTAGGTCAGACTGGTCGATACCATGGTGCTGCATCAGTTTCTGGGCACGTTGCAGAGCCACCGCCGCTTCGTGTGGATTGCTGGATTTGGACAGGGCATATAGCTTCTTCAGCTTGTCCATGATTTTTTCATTGCTCATAGGTTACCCCCAGGCGCTTAGCCAGGCGCTCCAGCTTTTGCTGTTTATGAAAGTCGATCAGGCTTGCCAGACCGTTATGACGGAACTGTTCAATCATGATCTCAACGTCGGCCATTTCACAGGCCAGACGGCGTTCAAGACCTTGATGGTTCAACAAGCGGTTGGATTCGGCAGCCAGCTCGCTGGCCTCCTCGGCCAGCTTGCATAACTGTTTGTCGTAGCCGAACACCTGCAGGGCCTGCCGGTACAGGGCGAGTTTATCCATTGTGGGTCTCCATAGGGGTGAGGTCGCCGGAAGGAAGCGCTGCTGCGTATTGCTGGCTGCAGTGTGGGCAGACCAGGATCAAGTCGACAATCCACTCGCTGAACTCTGGCGTTTGAACCACATCAGCCTGCTTCAGGTTCAGTTGGGACACAGGCTTTTTGCACTGTTTGCAATGAATAGGCATTACTGGATCTCCTGCTCAAAAGGCGTGATGGAGAAATCTTCTTTATCCTTATTAAAGGTGATGCCCTTAATATCTTTCACTGCATCTTTATCTGCCAAAATAGCGTCTTTATTAATTTCCTCTTTGGTACGAATAAAACGGTCGAGTTTCAGGGTTTTTAACGCTTTCAAGACAACATCGACACCTTTGATAGAGACGGAAATTGGACGCGCACGCCACGACACCTCACCGGTATTGAACTTTACCGTCTTGGTTTTGTTGCCATCAGTAATGGCCTCACGATGCGCTTCACACCAGGTCTGCACACCGTTTTGCAGAGAAGATAGCTGGGCTTTCATGGCCTCAATCTCAGGGGTGTGCTTGTTGGTCAGAATGGCGATGCGGTCATTAATGTCCGTTTCAACACGGGTTAACTCCCGTTGGATATCACCAATCTTTTTAATATCTTCAATAACCTGCTCGCGTGACTGCGGGACATAGGAAGTCGCCGCAGCTTTAAGCCGCGTTTTACCTTTTGCCATTTTTAATTACCTGTATTAAGGGTTAATAAATAAAGAAGGTATTCCGATTAAATTAATTACCGCACCTCCCAGCTAATCCGGCAGTTGCAAAGCTGAATTTGATACCGTTCATATTTGCCGCATTCATCCGTGCCATACGCATACTTGACGGCCTCGCCGTTTTCCTGCCGATGTCGACAATTGGCATCATACTGGACGGTGATGGTGGGCCGGGTATACCCATCCAGTTCAATCCGTTCGACGGTAAACCCCATGGTATTGAGTTGCGTTATTGCCAGGCCGGAAGACGCAAGCTGCATCTGGATCGGCATGTTGTCGCAGGGGATGATCAACCGGCTTCTCATGGCGTCACTCCTTCGAAAACAACTTCTCCCCACCGCCCTGGATGCAATTGGGGGAGTAGCTCTCTGAGATACCACCGGGCCATAAAGGCAGGCTTGGCACGGTAACGGCGTGCCCCACGTCTGTGGGCTAATAATCTGACGTACTGGCGAGGTTTACCGCTAAACTCACAATCGGAGAAATCTTCAACAAAGTGCAGATGAACATGCTTCCCTTTGTGCCTCAGTGTCATTCGGTTTGAACGACGCTGTTTCGCTGCGATAGTACGACTCATGGCGCTTTCCTTTATATGCTGCGAATGATGTTGGCATCCACAATCGGGATGTCGTTTTCTGCTGCCAGATTCATGGCGGCGGTGACCAGATTGCCGATGGCCAGAGGGTAAAGCAGGCTGACGGTCTCGACAGCGCTGTTACCGTTTTTGCGGCGCAGGCTGAGCCGTTCGCGAATGGCCTCTACCGCTGACGGGTTCAGCACTTTGTCCATCTCGACACCGGCGCGGGTAAACTTATGGGCCAGAAACGCATCCAGATGTGCGTCCAGTGGGTCAAGCCTCACCAGTTCGCAACGCTGTACAACCTCGCGAACCTCCTGGCTGCGTTCAGATAACTTCTGCTGCAGCTCAGGTTGGCCAATCAGGATGATGGAAATCAGCTTTTTGAACCCGTCCTCAAGTTCAAAGAAGCGCTTCAGGTGCTTCAGGGTCGGCACTGGCAGGCAGTGGGCTTCTTCAATGATCAGAACGTGGCTATGTCCGACCCTGGCGCTCTCTTTCAAAATGCGGTGCAACTGGCGAAAACGGGCCTCGGGTGCCGATTTCAGGCGCTCCAGCGGGGCGATGGTGCTGAGGATGGCTTCGGCAATACTGGCCGCTTTCAGCGTCTTACCGGTGCGGTCATTGTCTTCCATCGCCAGCACATAGGGTTCAATGACAATAATGGGGGCATGTTCCCGGTTGATGCGGTCAATCAGGTCGCGGCGCAACGTGGATTTGCCTGAGCCTGACTCGCCATGCACTGCAATGAATCCACCGTATTTCGCCGTCTGGTACATGGATTCACGCACGTAGCGGCTTTCCGGCGTCAGAAAAACGTCTTCGGTGCTTTGCATGGCCGCTTCATCAAACGGGTTGCGGAAGATGCCAAAGTGTTTACGGGTGTCAGGAAGCAATACCTGCTTTTTCAGTAACATATTTTCCTCTTTATCGGTCAGGGATGTGTCGGTGATCGTCCTGGTGTCGACTGGCTGCACTGCATCAGCCTGCACCTCGTCAAAACTGCCAGTGGTATCAATACCTTTCTGCGCCAGAAACGCGGTGATGCGCTGGCGAACCGCATCGGCATGCTGCCGTGGCCACTGGTTATGATTCACAATCTGCGCCAGCGCCGCTTCTGATATCCCGACAGCCACGGCCACCGCACTTTGCGTAAGCTGGTGTGCCTGTAGCTGTTGCTTGAATGCCAGCATGACTCCTCCTGGGTTACTTGCTGTTAACCAACCTGACCACCACTTCAGAGGTCAGCGCCATGTATTCAGCGGCCAATGCCTCTACCTGGTCGGCGGGAACGCCATCAGGGAAGCGGGTCGTGATATCGGTATAGAATGTGCTGTTCCAAGTTTTCCCCTGCTGTTTGAACTGCTCACGCAGGGTACGTACCACCTCTACCGGATTTAAAAATTGCTCAATGCGTGGGCCACGCACCTTGGAAGCCTCCCCGCGGACGGGCAGATAGGTCGGCGCGATATCCTCTTCAATATCCTTGAAGGGATTCAGTCGGCCACCGAACGGCAGCGTTCTGGCCTTGAGCGCAGCTTGCGCATCAGCCGCAGAGGTTGTTTCAGTCAGCAGTTGATCCAGCTCTGCCTTGTTACGTTCAAGCAATGTCTGGGGAACTGGGGCAAAAGATTCGCCTATAACGGGTGCATCGATAGGGAAGCCGTTCTCATCCAGCATGATTTCGTCAACCTGATAAAAGCATTCCATGCCGTTGTCATCATGCAGCACGACCCGCGCCACGTTCTCTTTGAGGGGGACGACGGTGATCAGCACCGACTCGCCGACGCAAACTAAATCCTGTTCAACCAGTGGGCGCAGGTTATAGCTTTTGCCTTTGAACGGTACGGACATGTCACCCCGAACCTTGCGGCTTTCGGGAGTGGAAACCGCCAGTTCCCGGCAAACGTCCAGTGGTGGTGCCTTGACCAGATGGCCACGGATACCTGCCAACCACTTGGCGGTGCGGGTTTCACCATGGCGGCTATGGATATTCTTGCGGTTGAACAGCATGCGCCAGGCACGGGCCTTGTCGTTAAGGTCGTCCAGGTCGTTAACCTGCTGGAAGCTGAGACGACCTTCGAACTGTCGCTCAATAATGTCACGCGCCTTTTCTACCGACCCAGTTGCACGGGCATTCCGTGCCTTGTGCGGGATCATCCTGACCCCTAGCGATTTGCACAGGTTGCCCAGCGTGGGGGCTTTTAACGCTGAACCGGGGTCGGTGAACAGGATTTCAGGAACGCCGTGCAAAATGTCCGCGCCTTCACGCTCCTGCATGGCATTGATGAGAACACTGGCGAAGTTGGCTGAGGTTTCGCCACCGAACTGGTATTCGACATAAATCCACCCGCTGGTGTGGTCGGTGATTTCAAACGACCACACGCGGTCTTTGGCGATACGGTCAAGATTGTCAGGCTTGTTTTTGTTGAATTCTGCCTCTGGCATCATGTAGAGATTGGACTGCCCCAGGCGTATAGCCTTGCTGATTTTCTTGGGGTTTTTCAGGTAGAACAACACGCAGATGGAGGCATCCAACTGCCAGACATGATTGGGGTGGCGGCTGACCAGGCGAACATGCGGCGCAGCAATTTTCATCTGGGTAGGGTGAAGGCGATGTTTAAGCAAAGCTCGACGCACGGTGTCTTTATGCACCGGCGTGAACTCACCGGTTGCCTGATCCACCTGACCCGCCTGAACCATGCCATTACGGCGACAATCGTCGGTGGCCTGCTCAATGCTGTAAAGGCGTTTGCTGGTCATGCGTGTTGATCCCTTAATAGCCGCAGCGATCGTTTTGACTTCCGCTTCACTGATGATGCTTTTACCGGCATCACTGCGTTTTTTACGTGGTTTGGTGTAAGCCACGGTTTTTAGCTTCTTCAACAGCGTGGATTTGCTGATTTGCAACTCCTCACAGGCTGCCTGATAGATGGCTTCTTTTGCCCCGTGCGGTGCCATCCGGGCTTCCTTGGCAATCTCTACCAGTCGTTCGTTTAGGATGGCGTTCATGGATTAGCGTTCCTCGCTGGGTTCGGTCAGAAAATCAGGCTTCTTGAAATTCTTATCATCCTCGGTGGGGCCGTTGATCCACTCAGGTTCGGTCTGGACAGGCAGTTCAGGCAAATCGAAACGTGAGCGCAGGCACTGGATTTCACGTTCAATATCCAGCAGCAGACCGGCCATAAAGCCGGTATGGGGCACGCCTCGTGCCAGGGTGTCTTCATCCAGGCGAACAAAGCCGTCCGTGATGCTGCCCATGGTTTTTCTGACCATTTCTTCAGCTAGGTCAGAGAGTTGCCCACGCAGTTCATTGATCTCTGCATCAACGGGGAGGCGTTTGAGTTTTTCCCGCGTTTCTTTCAGCTCGTTGATTTTCTCGTCTTTTTCCGCCACGGTACGGCGTTTGGCGTCTAGGTCTTCACGGGTTTCACGCAGGGCGGCTTTGAGTTCACGACTGGTCATGCGGTCGATATCGTCCAGCGTCATACCAGCGATGGTGCCGCCATCAGCCAGTTCAGCCAGATCCCCATCGTCCTCGGTCATTAACTCGAAGAGTTTGGTTTTGCCCAAATGTGCCAGCGCTGGCACATTTGTTTTCAACGTTGGAGAAAGATATTTAGTTGCGGCCTGCATCATTCTCGCGGCAGTTCTATATGGGAGAGCCAGTTCATTTTCGAGGATATCGATTAGAACTCCGTGAGGTTCTACCTCCTTAATAATTACGAGGCGCTTACCTGCTTCCAGCATGGCTTCAGCACTTTGCGCCATATAGAACCGGGCTTCATGCACTATACGGCTGCGGTCATAAGGTAGCCCGTCACCAAACTGCGCCATGATCTGCTGGCGGTGTTCGGTCATAGCATTCAGGTTAAGTTGCAGGTCTTCTGCCAGAGGCACATCTTCAACAAGCTGTGTGGTAATGGTGTTTTTTGGCCGAGCCATTTCGTCACTCCTTAGTTACGGCTACCAGCAAGCACGCGCTGGTTCATTTCTGCTATGCGGGCCTGTGTAGAGGCCATCTCGTTGGCAAAGGACTGTGCAATCTGCAACAGCATCATGCCGGGGGCATAGCGCCCCGAGTCCAAACGCTGGGCCATGCCTTCGTCGACCAATGTGTTCAGGGTGCGAGTAATGTTTGCCGGTGACTCCCCCAGAGCTTTGGCTAGTTCTCCATTGGAAATCCCGTTGAGTGAATGTCCTTTTAGCGCTTTCATGACGCGCAGAGCACGCTTAATTGATGAGGAGGCGTTGGGCGAAATAGTCATAATCAATGCTTACCCTCTTTTCTACAGATGAAACGCTGTTACACTGATTGCAAGCATGTATCATGCTGCAACGGTGCCGGATTTGAGTCCCAACTTGACGGCAATCTCGTGGGCCTTGCCGTAATTTGCCTTGGCCTGGCCGTTAAGAACGCGATAAACCTCGTTGCGCGTATAGCCGTTTTCTTCAGCCCAGCGAGTGAAGGTCATCCCACGCTGCCGGAAGAGAGCTTTGATTTGGTCTGATGTCATAACTTTTCACCTTTTGGATAACTAAATGGATACTGCTGATACTGAAACTCCCAACAAGCTGCTTTACGAGGGCTTGGAAGGTGTTATGTCTTGTTTGCAGGTACTTGTTATTTGCCTAGGTAAATCAGGGCATTTGGATACTGCTGAATACACGCGTCTTCTTGCAGAGTGGCGATTGCAGGAAGCTCCACCTGAGTCAATAACAGAAGCTTTGATCGACCGGATGTTGGCAATGTTGGTTGATGAACCCGAGGTTCTGTTACGGCGTATGAGCATGCAGCTATTACCGGGAAGTGGTGACGAGCAGCAAACTGATTAAGCTTTCTTCCAGTTGAGTTGATGAGTGTCTTCAGTTGATTTCTGGTCATCGTTGCCTCCTTGGTTGATGCAATGATGTTTGGTTTATATGTGATAGATTATGTGATCAATAAGTCACATAGTCAAGGTTGGATAGTGATTAATAAATCAATATTTGAGCGGCTCAAAGAAGAACGGAAGAAACTTAAGTTGACTCAGGCTACTGCGGCAGCGCTTGCAGGTATTAAGCGTGAGACATGGAGCCGGTATGAATCTGGACTTATATCACCAGGAATGGAAGTTCTCGCTGCATTGGCTTCTGCTGGGGCAAACATTCAATACGTTCTAACAGGAGAGTCATCCGGAGTAACTCTTTCCAGAGATGAAATGGAATTACTTCAGCGCTACCGCCAAGCTCCCATTCAGGTCAAAGGATCAGTGTTATCGGCACTAACAACAGGTTCATCCAAAGAACGAGCAGAGCAGGTAATTCATGGCGATGTTCTTGGGAACGTTATCAAAGGTAATGTGACCATGGGGACAGGGGCGATAATGAATAAAAACACGAAGAGAAAATGAGCGAGCTAAAGCAAACAGTTAACGGAGATGTGGGTAACGTTGTCAGCGGCGATGTGACCATTAATAACTATGCTGGTGATATTTCATCTACTGCACAGCAGCCAATCTCATTGTTACAAAAACGTGACCTACACAAGCTAATGGACGAGTTAGTTGAAGCTGGCGAAAGTAAGCGAGAAATGTGGCTGATGCTCCATACCAAACTCAATACGACGACAGTCAATGAGATGACGGCAGCAGATTATCATTGCGCTGTTGGAATCCTGCAAGAGTGCGCTCGACGGATAAAATACCTTAAGGACTGTAATATTCTGGTTGCTAAAATAATAAGTATTACTGGCCAAGAGTACCGTATTGAAAGGGATAGGTATTGCCTGAAGCGTTTTGGTACGACTCACCTCAAGGGAATGACTAAAGAGCAACTTCAGGAAATATTTGGTTATTTTGATGATCTATTAAATAATTGTGAATACGGTAGAACAGAGCCATTGCAGCAGGGGGCAGCAACAGAGCCAATTAAGGCAACTCTATCAACAAAAACAGCTCTATGGTCTGGGGTTGTCATTACTATTGTGGCAGTTTTTGCTGGTTTCATGGGCATTTCAGACAAGTTACCTTCAGTAAAAGATGATACCCAGAACGAAGCAAAACTATTTGCTGTTGAGACAAGTAACGGTGTTATCAATGCATCAATCCCAGCTTTGCGCAGTATTTTTCCTGGTCTTAATAAATATAAAAATGACTTGATTTCACTATCAACTTACAAGCAAAAATCAGGGTGGCATACCCTTAAATTTACCGTTTCACCGCAGTCTTCCGCTCCTGATGCCTATGCTGTCAAGGGGAAGGTCTGTTACATCAACATCAGCCCTGACGGTGGTTATTCTCGTGTTTTAAGCACTCCATGCAGACTCTTATTATTAGATCAGCACAATGTTCCTGATGAAAAGTACCGCTTTATTTTACGATAAGGATATCCGCATCGATGGAAAAACATTACCCGGTTGATTATGAGAACGGTTTATTCCCGTTTTGTTAGGTGATTTTGGGGAGATTCGCGTCGAAGAGACCGGATCGGTTTGTTTTCCTGAATCAAATGTAAATAACATCATTGAGATAAGGACAGGGTTATGCGCTGCGTATTTTTACCATTGATTTTCATCTTGTCTGGGTGTGGAGATAATGCTGATTCTGATGAAACTTCCCCCCCAGCCAAGGAGCATTCAGTTTTCAACGTTGAAACCGATAACCCGGTTGTAAAACGCGAGTTACCATTTATTCGTCAACAATGTCCAGGCTTAGATAAGTATGCTGCCAATTTCGAAGAGGTCAAAGTATCTGATGACAATTTGCGTCCGGTGACAACAGTCCAGTTCCACATTAAAAGCGAGAATAATATTCCAGGCGGTTACATAGCGTCTGACCATAATTGCTTTTTGTTTATATCAAATGATGCTCACGAGGTGAAAATATCTAAATCAGCCTGCCAGTCAGTTTGTTTAGACAGAATGGATGTTCCTGGTGGGGATTTGAGCGTGAAACTTGACAAAGAACATCTTCCTAAGACTGATGGCAGCAAAGCCCCACGAGCAGGTTGTTTGACAGTTTTTTCACCAGACCCTAAGAATGATTATTGGGTATGTCCGAGACAGGACTAAATATTCTGTGTGTTGACGGCTCGCCGGGTGTTCCACCACCCTGCGGGCCGCTCTTTTTACTTCTGGTGTGCGGGTCACCCTGTTGACGCGATACTGCAACCGCGTCAGGAAAAAGAAGAGATCGCCCAGCGACCGATTGACGCCTACAAGCGTGATAATCATTTTGAGCATGATGCGGTTACGCCTGTAGCCGAAGGTGCGTTTGTTGACACGTGCAATCCTATTAATGAGACCGGTATTGAACCGGATAAGGGCGTGTACTGGTTTTGCGCCAGCGATTTCAATCAGTCTGGCGGTGCATTTTAATCCCATGGCAGGCTTATCCTTTGGTATGATTGAGCCGCCATCCTGGCTTCTTTCCCCCGGTACACACTATTAACGCGGTTTAAAATCCCTTTCACCGTCCATTTGTGATGCTGTCTCCACTTACTCAAGGAGACAGATCATGAAATTCCTCAAAACGCTATTAATCCCCGTTACCACGCTAATTTCCCATGTTAAACAACTGCGCCTCGGCGGCTGGCTGCTTACCGCCGTACTGCTGCTGGTGCTGATCGCCCTAGTGTCACCGCAGCAATTGCCAGTGGTGATTTACAAGCTGTCGCTTATTACCCTCGCCGCCGTGCTGGGTTACTGGCTCGACTGTTCGCTGTTCCCCAAATCACGCCCTGGCCAGTACCTCAAGCACGACCCCGTCCTGATGGCGGAAGGCAAGTACCCAGTCAATCCCGGTGATCAACGCGTCTTTGCTGCCGTGCTGATCCGCCGCGCCCTGATTGTGGCGGCGGTCTGCCTCAGCGTTGCGATGGGGCTGTAGCGATGAACTGGCCTCAAATCACCTGGATTGTGGCCGTCACTCTTGGTCTGGGGATGACGGTCACCCTGCACGGCAAACCGCGCACCGGGAAATACAGTTTCTGGTGGCAACTGTTCGGCGCTGGGGTCACTGCCTGGCTGCTCTGGTGCGGGGGCTTTTTCTCGCAGGCCCAGGCCGCACAGCCGTCACTGGCGGCAATGCAGCACCGCGACACGCTTATTCGTGCGGCCCGCGTGGAATGGGGATTGTCTGCGCCGGTGGCCGACTTCGCCGCACAGCTTCATCAGGAAAGCGGCTGGCGCCATGATGCCGTCTCGCCTGTCGGTGCGCAGGGATTGGCACAGTTTATGCCCGCGACGGCGGACTGGATCAGCCAGGTGATGCCCGCCCTGGCCAAGCGCGAGCCGTTCAACCCCGCCTGGGCCATCCGGGCATTGGTGAGCTATGACCGCTGGCTGTGGCAGCGCATCCGGGCAGACAACACCTGCGAGCGGATGGCCATGACCCTCTCGGCGTATAACGGCGGGTTGGGCTGGGTCATCAAGGACAAGGCGCTGGCGCAACAAAAAGGGTTGACGCCCACGGTATGGTTTACCCAGGTCGAAACCGTCAATGCCGGGCGCAGTGCCGCCGCCTGGCGCGAGAACCGGCAGTACCCGCGCCGCATCCTGCACGACCTGATGCCGCGTTATCTAGTTTGGGGAGGGACAACCTGTGGAGCTTAAATCATTACCCTGGCGCGGCATGCTGATCGCGCTGGGGGTAGCCGTGGTCTTGGGTGGGATTTACCAGAAAGGCTATCTCCATGGCCAGGGTGACGCCACGCTGGCAGGCAACGCTGCGCTGAGTGAACTTCAGGCCACTTTTGACCGTGAAAAGCGCGAGCAGACCGACAGAGATAATGCCGCCCTGCGTGCCTGGCAGGAACGCTACCAGGCACAGGTGCTTGCCGCTCATCAGGCTGAGGTGGGCTATCAGGCCACCCTCGCCAGTCTGCAACAACAGAAACAGCAACTACTGAGGAAAATTGATGATGTTACGCAACGCTGGATTGACGAACAGGGCCAGCCTCATGCTGTGCAGTGCGTGTTTACTCGTGGCTTCGTGCAGCAATACAACGCCGCCTTCGGCGTTGCCGAGTCCGGTGCCCAAAACGGTGCTGCCACCGTTACCGCCCAGCCTGGCCAAGCGCCCGGCCCCGTTCACCCCGCTGACGCCCGATTACGTGATTCCGGCGTCACCCAGCGAGACATTCTCGCCAACATCACTGACAACGGCCCCCAGTGCCAGGCACTGAGTGCCCAGGTTAACGGACTGCTGGATTACATCGAGGGGTTGCAGCAATGAGAGTCGAAGTCGAGTTCTGGGCACTGGTGGGGCTATTGGTCACCTTTATGGGGTTTGTGTTTGGCGTGGCCAAGATGTTTTTCGCCCAGTTGGAAAAGCGCCAGATAGAGCAGTTCTCTTCGCTGGACGCCAGCCTTCGGGAGTTCACCAACAACCTGAACACCCTGGAGCGGGAGTTCCTGGAGTTCAAGGCCGACCTGCCTATCCACTATGTGCGTCGGGAGGACTATGTCCGGGGGCAGACGGTGATCGAAGCCAAGCTGGATGCGGTTTACAACAAATTGGAATTGGTGCAGCAGCACCGTCTTGCTGGAGGTAAAAATGGTTGATATCACCCGTGTGCGCCGTGAGTCACTGCGTTGGAGCTTGCTGGTTGCACTCAATAAAACCCGTCCGTACACCGCGTGCGAAACGCTGTTGCTGGATGTGGCCCGTGCCATCTACCCCGATGCTACCGCGCTGGAGCTGCGTCGCGAGCTGGATTATCTGGCTGACCGCCAGATGCTGGAGCTGAACAAGCAGCCCTCCGGGATGTGGTATGCCGACCTGACCCGTCTGGGTGTCGACCTGGTGGAGTACACCGTGGAGTGTGGCCCTGGTATCGCCCGTCCGACCAAATACTGGAGCGAATGATCATGGGGCGTCGCAGCAGTATCGATATCTTGCCGCAAGAGGTACGTCGCTGGCTGGAGCGTGCCTTGACGGAAAACAACTTTACCGGTTATGCCGATCTGGAAGCCTTGTTGCGTGATAAAGGCTATCTCATCACCCGTGCGTCACTGCAACGCTTTGGCTACAAGATGGAGCAGCAACTGGCGCGGGTGCGTGCGGCCACTGAAGCGGCACGGCTGATGGCGCGTGAAGCCGGAGACGATGCTGATGATCGTTCGGCGGGGCTGATGGCGCTGATCCAGACGGAGATGATGGATATCCTGATGCGGTTGCAGCAGGTGGGGGATGGGGATGATCCTTCAGACCGGGCCAAGTTGCTGGCCACCGCC